ACAAGCTCACGTTGTCGAAAATCCAAAAGGGTAACGCAAAGCAGTCTGCTTTTGGCCCAACCCTTGTGATGGATTTCGACGACGAGGAGACCGGTACGCCCGGTCCTGGCGTTCTGGCAACACTGTCAGTAAATGACAGTCCTGGCGGAAAGCCGAGCAAGCTCAAGGGTTCGCTAAACGCGCTGCTGGGCCATGCGCCGAGTACCGCAATCATCGCGTTTGATGACGAGACTTTCGAGGTCGAGTACGCGGACGATGTTGTCGAACAGATCGAGGTCGGTTTGCGCTGCGAGGCTCGCGGCGAATGGAACGAAACCGGCGACACTCCGCAGTACAAGCTCGTCGCATTCCGCCCGCTGGGTGGCAAGCGTGCGACGCAAAAGACTGCACCGGTTGCGGCCGCTGCTGCTACGATTAGTCCATCGCCGCAGGCGAGAATCGTAGGAATCACTGTCGATCCCGACGATATCCCGTTCTAACGAGCGGGCAGAAAAACGTTATGGCGAGCAAGGACGACGCCTACGGCGAGCGCAACGCGCGCGACGCGAGTTTCACAGTAGGCGAGACTGCCGTGATCCTTTGGGCCGTAGGCGCGTCGACGCGCTGGGAACGACTTTTCTTCGAGCTTGTGCAAGCGAGCGACGAGGTTACGCGCTCCGAGTTACACCTAGTTTTCCCTTATCTGATCGACGCTTTCACCGAGTTTACAGACGGCGACTTGCGGCAGCGTTGGGCCGATTCGCACACCGAGCTAGCGGCGTCGTTACGCGCACAGGCGGGCGGAGGTCGCGACCGATGACGCGCGAAGTATTGGGCGTCTGCGCTATTTGCGACTGTGACGCGACCGAGCGCGACCATAACCATGTTACAGGTATGGTGCGCGGCCTTCTGTGCCGCGAATGTAATATAGCATTGGGGTTCTTCCGCGACAATGATGCACTATTACAGCGCGCCATAACTTATTTGTCGCTGCCAGATACCGCCGTTGTTTATGTAAAGGGTTCGGGGCGTAAGGATAAGGCACACACCCGAGAATATATGCGCGAGTATCGCGCGCGGCCGGGTATGCGCTCCAAAACAAACGCGAGAATGCGCGCATGGTACGCCGCGCGACGGGCCACGATATGACCCGCGTGGTAAATCCAGCGTTGATGACAAGTAAGGAGAGAAATATTCGCGGCCTGCTCGACGTCCCGAACCACCTTAGTTTTTCGCAGCTAACCAAGCTGTCGACGCGTTATAAGAATGCATGCCCGCGCGCATGGGCCTATAACAAGCTGATCGGGTTGCCGGGTGGAATTGGTAACGGGATGATTCTCGGGCGCGCGCTCGATACCGCCGTGACGTCGTTTTTCCAGCGACGCATGCTAGGCGATAATCCCGCGACAGCAGCGGCCGGTAGCATGGGCGAAATCGCTGATACCATCATCGGTAACGCGCAATGGACAGAGGTCAAAGCTCCGCAACAGCAGTACGCCGAAATGATGCTCACAGCGTTCACGGCGTTCGTCGATAAATTCGTCGCGGTAATTCCTGCGTCGGTGCAGCACGACCACGTTTACGAGGTCGCAACGCCGCCGTATGGCAATACTCGCATGGTCGGTTATTCCGACTGGATTGACGAGGACGGAACTATTGTCGACTTGAAATGGTCCGGTGCGCCGAAATGGAACGCGGACGGCGAATGGTATCCCGAGTACGTCGCGCAAGTACGCGATCAGATATGCACGTACTACATGGGCCGCCTTTACGCTGTGCGCGCAGGTGTACACGACGCTACAGCGCCGCTCGTGCCGCGCGGTAGGGTCGTGGTCGTTACTGGCAAAATCAACCAGAAATCGCCGGTTATCAGGTCGCTCGATTTCGAGTTTGACGACGCGCTCATAAAAGAGATTGCTAACGCGGTGCGCGAGGCGGTCGAGATTGCGCGCAGTCCGTACCATCCTGCGATGCCCGGTTCACAATGTTCATTCTGTCCATACGCCGAACGCTGCCGCGATGATTCGTCGCGGTTCGTCGTCGCAACCGAGCTACTAAACCACGACGGCGAGGCACACCTACGCGAGAGCATTACAGGGACGCTCGAAGCGTAATGCCCTATATCAAGCAAGAGGATCGGCCGGGTATTGGTGCGCGTGTCGCACATAATCCGGGCGAGTTGAATTACAAGCTGACGCGCGAGTGCGTACATTACATGGATGCACAGACTAAAAGTAGCGGCATGGCGGAACCATCCTATGCGATAATTGCCGAAGCAATCGGCGCGCTAGAATGCGCGAAACTTGAACTCTACGCTCGCATCGCGCGGCCGTACGAGGACCGCAAACGCGTAGAGAATGGAGATGTTTACGATGCGCAAAGCCTGTAAGGACGTCATCATCGCCGCGAAGCATTGGCAGTCGGTGTATGAGGCGGACGCGGATTACGACGGCATCGACGGATGTATTGCCCGCGCTACGCTTTCGCTCGCGATTGACAAGCTCATCAAGGACGAAAAGGCGCAGCGACGCGAGCGTAAGGCGCGACGTCGTGCGGCGAAAGTCTCGCGCGATTTCATCGAGGCCGCTAACGAGCCTAACGCATTCGTCACCGAGGACGGCGTACGGTATGTGAGGCAAGCTGACGGTTCGTATCATTGCGACGGCGACGCATGCGGCGAGGGTCCGAAGTGCGGATCACTTTTTTACAGCTTTACCGACGCGCAGAATTTGCGGTATACGGATTTCGCCGGCTATGAGTAACGCTCTGTATCTCGCGCTGGGTGCGCTACTAATCGCGGTAGGCGGTACGCTGTGCGCGATCGCGCGCACGATACTAAACGACGAGAAACCGAAGGACAGCAACGAATGACCTACGGACGTGAGCGGCAAACCGCATACGGTCGCCGTTACCGTGCAACCGAACGCGGGCAACTTGCTACGCGTCGCGCAAACCTCAAGGCGTCGCACGGTATTACCGATGTCGAATGGCGCGCCATGTGGGACGCGCAAGGGGGCGCCTGCGCCGCATGCGGTTTACCGGAAACCGGTCGTAATCAATACGGTCCGGTTTCTATGTCAGTTGACCACGATCATGTAACCGGCAAAATACGCGGCCTGCTTTGTATGCGGTGTAATCGTGCATTGGGTATGCTGCGTGATAACCCTGCGCTGATAAGTAAACTCTTGTCATATCGAGAAACCAATGGGCGTCGTGTTTATATTTCGGGCGGCATGCGCGGTTATCCGCTTTTCAATTTCCCCGCGTTCGACGCCGCCGCCGTCGCGTTACGCTCCGAAGGGTGGACCGTTTATTCGCCCGCCGAGCACGACCGGAGCACGGGATTCGACGCGTCGCTGGGCCTTGACATGCAAGCCGATTTCGATATAACCGAGGCGTTTCGGTGGGACGTCTCCGTGTTACTCGCCGTCGACGCTGTGTACTTTCTCGACGGTTGGGAACGGTCGCAAGGCGCGAATACCGAGCATGCCGTCGCGGTTAGTATCGGCATACAGCGCATGTACGAGACGCCGCGCGACGCAAGGGTTTTCATGTACCTTCCGCACGTTGCATTTAAGCGACCTAAGGGCGCGCGTCGTGGATAACGAGACGCGCGTTACAGACCCTATTACCGGAGGCCAAAAGGGACAGAAACTCGCACAGCTAGGTGCTATCGACCCAAACGCTTTACTAGAGCTTGCGAAGGTAGCCGGGTTCGGGTCGCAGAAATACGAACGGAATAATTTCCTCAAGGGCTTCGCGTGGTCCCTGTCGTTCGACGCGATGATGCGTCACGCGCTCGCGTTTCAATCAGGCGAGGACCGCGACCCGGAATCGGGACTATTACATACTGCACATTTAGCGTGGCACGCCCTAGCGCTGACCGCGTTTACACAGCGCGAGCTTGGTACGGATGATCGGCCGGTATGAATGTTTTTGCCGTCGTGGTTATAGTCTGCGCAGCGACGCGTCTCGGGTGGTTCGGATGATTGACGACGACGGCCTCGAAACGGCCCGCGTTAGCGCGCGAATCGACGTTAGTAACCCGTTCAATTCTCGGGTGTACGTCGACGACAAACTGCTGTACCCGGTTACGCAAGTCGAGTTACGGTGCGGCGTCGACCGACCGACCGAGCTTGTGCTACGCATCCCGATAATTGAGGGCGAGATTGACGTCAATGTCGTCAATGGTTACGTGCATGCACACCGACCGAACGACTACGAGAAATAGCAGATGGCGCAGCGGTTTTTTGCTCTGCGTACGGGTTGGCTGGGAATGCGCTTTGCGCGTAAACATCGGCACGATGGTTTGGGCGTTATTGCTGTGCGTTGCCTACGCTGCTCGCCAATGGAGTACGAGGCGTCGCCGCAGAATTTACCGTACGCTGGGCCGACTGGCCCGCCGTTGTCTGACGTCCCGCTGAGGCTCGCGGACCTACAGGCGCAGAATATGGATGCGCGTTTCGACGGACCCGCGCCGCCACAGCCGCCGCCGTTATAATACGCGCATGACAGCACGTTATTTCGACGGTAAGAAAATCCCGAGCGCATGCGATACGCGCTGCAAAGCCTGTGGCCGCATGACGTACGTTTGGCCTACGGGCGTTTGCGACGGTTGCTCATACCCGGGTAATCCCGAAATGCGCGCATGGGTGACGCGACACCTTGCCGCCGTTAGCGGCAAGGTGTCGGCAACCTAATGGCAAAGCGCAGCGCCGCGATCATGGCAAAGGCGTACGCCGTCGTCGACCGCCTGCTGGCACAGGGGGTTAGCGTCGAGCAGACGGCCCGTAAAGCAGGCGTCAGCGTCCAATCTGTCAACAAGAGGCGCAGGGCCAATATCCCCCATGCAATAACGAGTTTGGCGGCATCCCCGGATGGGTCCGTAACCGTCCCCCATGCAATAACGCAGTCGTGGGGCGAGGCGCTAGACGCGGCATGGGAAGTCCGCAGGCGGGCCGGAAACCGAGAGCGTTACCGCGTCCTACTGCGCAAATTTGCCGCGTCGTTTGCCGAGCTTGCCGACCCGATGGATTTACGCGAGGGCATACGCGCCGTGTCGTCGACCGGTTGCCGTTGTCAGCCGTCCGATATCCGACGCGCGCCGTGTCCCGGTCATGGTAAAGTCGCGGCATGACAGCACTAAACGACGCAACCGTTATCGCACGGTCAATCATCGACGCATGCCGACCGCGTTAGCGTCGGTCGAGGCGGTATTTCCCGGTTCGCGACTAACGAAATCCACACTCAAGAGAGGTACAAAAATGGCAGACGACGTAACCGAAATTCCCGATAACGCGGAGCAGATCGCGGTGCTTGATGCGCTGCGCCAGGCATACGCGTTAGTCGCCGCGCAACGGCGATTCATTCCCGGCGTTATTACTGGTCTAGTGCTAGATCAGGCGTTATCAGCAATCGCCGCGCTCGCGGCGTCAGTCAAAGGAGAAACCAATGGGTAAGGCTTTCAAGGTCGTCGCACTTACCGCGCTCGTTATTATCACGACGCCGCTGGGAGAAATCGTCGCGCTCGCGGTTTCCCTCACGCGTCGCCATCGCCGCAAGGTGAACGCGAATGCGTAAGTTTTTGGCCGCAGGAATTGCGGCCGCTGTTGTCGCATTCGGTTTCGCTACACTGGCGCCGCGCGTCGTTTCGGCGCATACGATATTTTCCGTCCAGGGCAGCGTAGATTGTCAGGGCGATTACTCGATTACCGCGACCGGTGACGTGTACGCGGGCGTTCACCTTATCGTCAAACTTGGCGGTAACGTCATCGTCGACGTGGCCGAGAATGGCACAAGCGCGTCGCAGACTTTCGGCCCGTTCACTGGTAGCAGTGCAACCGTGGGCGAGAGCATCGCCGCATATCCGAGCGACACACACAACGGAGCGACCGGTACACTGACACTCAATTCTGACGGTTGCTCTACGCCTACGCCGTCGCCTACCGCTACGCCTACGCCAACGCCTACGCCGAGCGCATCCCCAACACCATGCGAACAGAACGCTGATAACGCGTGTGAGCAATCCCCAAACCTCAGTTACTCGACAACGTGTGCTGTCCCCGGTACTGCACAGGGTGGCAGCCTGATCGTTGAGTTCACTGGTGATTGGGATGCAACGTCCGACATGTACCCCGACACAATCACCGTGGATGGTGGTA